CCGTGCAGAAGAAAAGTAGTCCCTTAACTTCTTATTTGTTCTTTTACAGTATTCTGTTTTCGATACTTTTGTATAGTAAAAAGTGTGGTTTCTTCCACAGCTGGGGCAAGGAAAACCTTCTACCCTGTCATTGTATATCTTTAAATTTTGCCTTTGCGCAAGTGCTATTCTCCCGTCTTCAGTATGGTTCAATCTGTATCTGGTCATTCTGTCTATGCTGTCATGGGTTGCATGTTTCAAGCCCTTATAACCATACTGGGGTTTCTTGGCTGGAACCTCTACTGGCTTTGTCCATTTTAAATCAAAATACTTTTTTCCATTGTAGAGTATTGGGTCTGGGTATTCCTTCCCCTTCTTTTTCGATGGAAGGTAATACACCCTTCCAGCATCCTTACACGCCTTGTCTGGATGAATGGAAAGTGAATCATCATTCATAAACTTTCCAAATATGGGTTTAATTTGGTCTTCCCATATTTTGCCCCACACATAACCTGGTACAGGTTTGGCAAGTGGAATTATTACCCTATATTTTGGATGTTCTGGAGTATATGAAAAAGTGGGGTATACCATCCAAAAGACATCTAAAAATTCAGGGTTTATTTTGTCCATGTCTGGGTATTCTATCCCTGAATCAATATCAAAAACTATCATTGTCACCTGTTTAACCCACTTCTTCTGTCTTATGGGTACATTGTACCAGCAAGGGGAAAACAGACAGACATCTTTTTTGCTGTTCACTTCTTTGGGTTCCAGAAAAGAGAACAACCCATATCTGGTTAGTTCCAGTTCTTTGGGTAGATTATCATATAAGTTTTCTACCCATGTTATTTTAAATTGTGTTATCATTAATCACCTATGTAGTTTATGTTGTTAAGGGTGTTTCTGTTGCTACCAGAAACACCCTTTTTTTATTTAAGTAGCCCTTCTATATTTACTTCTCCGCTTTTCAGTTTAGCGATGAAAGAATCTGTCTGGTCTTGTGTCCAATTCTTCATCCAGTATTTGTTCTGCTTAAACTTCATTTTGTAATATCGCTCTACGTATTCCACTGGTGTAATGGAACCATACAAACCTTTTTTAAAGTTTTCATGTTGGTTTTCATCCAAATACTGAATCAGTTTTTGATATTCACTTGGTTTAAATTTTTTGGGTTGTACTTTTGGGGTCTGTACTTTTGGGGCCTTTTCTTTTTTGGGTTCCACTGTCGGGGGTAGTTCTTTCACATTGAAAGAATCATGGTTTAATTCTTCATATGCTGTCATACCTACAGCACAGTATAACCGTAAAGCCCTTGCTGTACTTCTGGTTCCAGCAAGTGACCTAAGGTAAGGGTACATGTTTTTACTCGTATTAAGTGTGGAAGCCTCCCCTTCTGTTGTGTATGTGCCTTGTTCACCTGCAACAGTAGTCTGGAAAACAAATCTGCCATTGTCATAATCTGCCAGTATTGGGGTGGTTTCAATGCTACAAACTCCCATTTGTCTACCAAGCCACAAAAGCCCGGAAAACGTGACAAAGTCTTTCCGTTGCACCTTAATTATCCATCCGTTTTCTACCATGTAATCATATTGTTTTTTAATCATTGCTTGTCTAAACCTCTTATGATATTGTTAAAATATTCCGTAAAGGAATAGAACAAGCTTAAAACATAATTCAAGGATAGGCAAATTATGATTAAAAATATCGACAAATTAAAAACCATGATACGTACAGCAGGGATTACCCAGCATGAATTAGCGACAGCCTTAAAAGTGGGGCAGCCAACTGTATCGCGTTGGATGAATGGAACCAGACAACTGCCACTAAATAAATTTTTTGTCATTATTGATTTAATTGCCAGTAAAACAGGGGTAGAACAAATTGCAATATTAAAAGACTTTGTAGGGTTAGAGAATGCTTAAAATATCACTACCGATTGAACCAGTGGGCAAGGGCCGCCCCAGAAGTACGAAGTCAGGAAGGGTCTACACGCCCCAAAAAACCAGAGATAACCAGAAACAAATACAGAACCATCTACAGCAAATTATCGAATTGAATAAACCCTACTTCCTTAATTTGCCACGTGATGAATTCGACCAGGTAACAATTGAATTTTATCTACCAAGACCCAAAAGACTATACAGAAGAAAAGACCCTGTTGGAAGGATACCACACAGAACAAAGCCAGATCTTGATAACCTACTGAAACAAATATTGGATAGTTGTGAAGGGTATCTGTGGAATAATGATAAGACCATACACAACATTCACCCTTCCAAGTGGTACTGCGAAGCTTATGGAAAACCCAGAATAGAGATTACAATATCATGAAAACCGAGCTTGTAATCCTGTTACAAGATATGTGCGAAGTTTTCCGCATATCGTTTAGCGATTATCTTAAAAAATTGGATGAATTGGATCCCATGTATAAGTATAGCCCACACAGGGAAGCCCCAGTTTTTTTGGATGTTTTTTTACACTTTCGTGAATTGTCTTTACAAGAATATAGATACATACACAATAAAATTAGGAATATGAAAAATGAATCTCGATGAAGCGTACAGCAAGTTTTTAAACCTGCTAACACAGATTGAACACTACAATGTTCAACTGATAGGTAACTCAGTAAAGGTTAAATCCATTGCTGTGGGATCTGCCATTACTCATGTATTACAACTGGATGGGGATACACTACCCACCCCAGAAGAATATCAGAAAATCAAAAGTGAAATGGCAATAGTTAAAAGCTATCTTTTAACATTGGAACGACAACTGGCAGAAGTCGAAAAGGAAATTGAAACAATACTAAACACCAAAATAAAAACTGGGGTTGAACAAATACAACCCCAGTAAACCATCTTCCTACCAGCCAATACCCTGTATTAATGGCTGGTCTTTTTAGTATATATCAGTTTTTCAAGTCTTGTATCTTTTCGAGTATATTTTCTAACCTTGTTGAAAGTTGTACCATTTGCTTTTCAAAATAAATCAACCTGTCATTCAGTTTATTTATTTTTTGCTGCAGGTCTTCTCTAAAACCTTCTTTTTCTTTTTGTAGCCCATCTATCACAATATCGTATCTTTCTCTCAACTCTTTTTTTTCAATCTTATATTGTGCTCTTATTTCGCTTTCTTCTTTCTTGGCGTCCTGTCGGTGTTCTGCCAGTTCTTTTTTTACGTTATGAAACAAATAAAAGAGAAAGCCAGCAAAACCGCCCTGGGGAATAAGTGTTACCAGCATGTTCGATATTTCCGATTCCATTTTTCAATCTTCCAATAAAGTGTAAGAGAATGAGTTACCCCATACTGCTGCTGCCTTTTTACAAATCGCTATGAATATATCATAATCTTTGGGGTTCTGGAAAACTTGACAGCCAGCTGACCATTTTTCCACTTTTTTGGAACCAGACCCATGTATACTGCTACGATGAATATTCAGACCAAAATAGCCCACTGCCATGTTTTCTGGGTCATGGTCTAACACTTCATCTTTGTTTTTATCTCGGTATATTTTTACTTTTCCGCCTGTCTGTACCAGTGCATCGTACTGGCCTCTGTGCTTACCCAGTTTGTATACGCCCCTGTATTGTTTTGGAAACATAATCGCAGTACCCACAACATAAGCAGGGTTCTGGAGGTGATATAAACCGGGATCTGTGGTAATCGGGAAACGAAAATTAACCCACTGCCCATCTACCTTGAAAACAATATACAGAAAGTCATCAAATGAATTGCTTATCCTGTTGGCTGTTCTTACCCCAATAATGTTAACATTGTAATCGCCAGAAGTGAAAACCTTATAACCCTTCTTTTTTACTCTCTCTAAAATATTTGGTAATGTCATCTTTTCCCCTGTTCCACGTGAAACATATTAAAGGTTGTATTTTGTTTCATTTGGTAATTTAAAGCGATATTCCCAACTGGCCCCAGCCCATTTTTTTGCTATAATTTGCGCTTTCTGGTCTGTTATACCCAGTTCTGTATCTGTAAGCCCTATTATATCCCCAACCCTTAAATAGCCCCATTTTGGATGGGCTATAAAGGTAACTTCTCTGGTAGGTAGACTATACTTCTGTATGTAATCTGTTGCTACCTGTACAGCAGTATTGTAATCATAGATATAATCTGCTGTAATGGTTTTACTTCTGGTTCCAAATTGCAAATTGGATATAAAAGCCATGTCATTGGTATACTTGAACCACGCAGCAGTAACCTTGTCTGGAATTATTTGTACCACCCCATTGTACTTGTCTTTTATGCTGTTTTTTCCATATTGGATGTCAACTTGATTAACTATATCATTGTAATCGCTGCTGGTTTGTATTGGCGATATCCTGTAGAATGTTTCATCTGTGGTAATGGTCTGTACTGGAGTAACCAAACCACTGTTTTTACAAATATCAATAACTGGGGCTATTCCATTGGGCCCCACTTGTATGTTTATGGGTAAGTATTCCAATATGTAATTGGTAATGAATTCCACTGGATTAATTGGTTTGTTCACATAGCCAGCAAATTTGTACTGTTCCAATATTGGCATAAGAGCATAGAATGCATTGTAGTCTATATCTTTTGTAACTTGTTCCAGACAAAACAAAACAATTTCAATTCCATTTTGTAAGCTTCCTTCACTATATGGGGAAGGGAAACCCCCTTTTAAATCCCACACACAATAATATTCTATCTCGTTATTGTTTATGGCATTGGCAAGGGTCGGAGTCGCAAAATTGATAGAACACACAGAAAAAATATCGTTATTTGAATTTACCCATGAAGTAACAGAACCAGTATCGGAGTTTCCTTCGCTATCATATATTTTAAGGTTTGTTGCCTCGACAAGGTGACCAGCTACTAAAAAGTAACCAGGTACCCCCACAGCCCCAGCGTCCAAACCAATAAGATAAGCAGGAGTAACAATATGGTCAAAGGCTGCCATGGTTGTAACGGAATACCCCAGCCCTGTACGCCCCAAAACAAAGGGAAAATTTTTACCTTCGTGTACATCTTCCACTTGTATAATCCCAGCAGTGGATATTCCTGCCAATGGGCTACCAGAAGCCTTTTCAGCATTGGATATATCTACAGCGTTAAGTTTTCCAGAAGTACCCACTACAGCTGTAAGCAAATCTGCCTCTTCCAAAAAAACCCTTTCTTCTAAACTAAATTCCACATATCCACTGGGCTGGTCTGAATGGCCAAAAATGGGCTCTGAGGCAATACCAACAAACACAATAAATCTCTGTTCATAGGTTTGTTGTACTTGTCCATTTTTTACAAATACATAAGACAGAACACCTGCTGAACCATCCAAATAAATACCCCTGTTTATGGTTGTGGATACATCGACAGGGAAAACCAAACGTAATGGTAACGAGTCCCCATCTATGTTGTAACCATCTGCCATCTGTAGATTGATATCTGGGTCTTCCAAACCTCCAGAATAAAAATGGTTTCCCACTGTTACTGGATAGGTTGAAAACCTGTAAACCCTACTACCCCATGTAATCTCTAATAAAAAGACTATATCAGTATCAACCCAGTTCTGTTGTGGTGCTGTCATCGTTATATCACTTCAGTTAAGGTCAATTGAGATATTCTAAACAATTCGCCACCTTCAGAAACATTTTCATCACCCAAAATATTATCAATTCCAGCGTCTTCGTTTAATACACATAAAGCATGTTCATGGTATCGGTTTAAAATAATTACATCTGTACTGGATGAAGTAGACCGTTTTATACTTGGCAGATATACCACTGGATTTAAGGGGCCGTTAAGATACTGAAACATACCAACGATTTTAAAAGGCATATCCTGAGGGCTGGCAACAGGTTGGGCCCCAGTGGAAGTGGAAGACGAATAAACATCTGGGGTGGGGTTACTTCCCATAACTGTGCTTATGTCTATTCCCTCAGTCCATCCAACGCGGATTATTCTTCTGGTAGGGCTTAACTCTCTTGAAAACTGTACTTTGTCTGGAGTTTCATAGGTTTGTATATTGTGTTCTATGTTTATGGTTCTGCCCCAACTGTACTGGGTTCCAGTTACCACAGGGCCAATTACAACTTGTCCTATTTTAAAAAACTTGTCTTTTGTTTCTTGCGCTGTAATCCTTATTCCCCATGCTGTTGCTGCTACGTTTAATGCATTGACAAGTACAGTTACATTTTTTGGGATTAATCGACAGACACCAGAAGCGGACGGTACACCGTCCAAACGAAGTACAGGGCGTTTGTATGCTGTACTCCCACACTTACCAGCAGTGTTACTGATAACTGTGAATCTTTCAATGGTTCCACCCTGCTGTAATTCTGCTATCCACCCTTGGCATTCATTTTCTTGCAGATATGGTTCATCTGCCCCACCTCCCAAACCAACTATAGCAGCGTTGCTGTTTTGATAGTTGAAAGTAAGCCCTGTTGCCACAGATACAGTTTTCAGGTTTGCCCATGCTGCTGCCCCTGTATTGTAGTATTCAATATTGAATTCCTTAAAATTGATATTGGATAGATGAATACCAAAAAGATTGTTTCCAATGTCTTGGTTAAGTGATTGGCTGGCAGCATCCAGAGCGAAAGCTAAAAAGTTTTCTGGCACGTTGCCAGAAGTAACAGCAGCAGAACGCCAAAAGACACGGGGTGTAGGGCTATTCTTGAAAAATACATTTTCAATGGGGTGGTTATATCTGGTTTGTATTTTGTACTGGTCGCCCTCAAAAGCTGGCCCCAGTGCTGTTGTAATCCTTATTCCTTCCGCTACATATTTAAAAGTCCCAGTGGGAGGGTATAGGGCTGTAGACAAATCATCTGGGTTAGTAAATCCATTACCCAGCCCCTGTCCTGCAATACCAGAATAAGTAGAACCTCCAGAGGGTATGGTACTGTAACCCCCTGCCCATAATTTTATAGTACTGTCAAGTGTACCCAAACCAGTGGCAATGGTATGGGAAAAAACCATGTTTGCTTTTACAGCCACCGCCCCACCGTCTGTAAGGGTGGAAGTGGAAGGGCCCGTAATAAACAATTTGCTATCTGTATCATTTTCCTGTTTGTACCAGAGATTAAATGCATTGCCATCTATTCCAAAAAGAAATTCCAGCCCATCAGTGCCAACTACTGTAACAGGGCTTCCAATATTGGCAGAAGCATTGTTATCGAATACTTGAAACTGTGAATTACCAATGATGATACTAACACTGTAACTGTTTGTACTATTGGAGGTTTCAATTTTTAATTCTCTTTTCCCATTGTGGAAGGGGGCGGAGACACTACCCTTATCGTTAGTGGTTACAATAATCTTACCTGTAATCTTTACTGGGCCCCCTGTTGATATTGCCCCTGTAACTGGTACAGTGTAATTTACAGTTTGGATGGTACTGGTTGATATTTTAAACCCAGATGACAGAAGGGTTTCTGTTGCTGCCCCTGCTTTTGTAATACTTGCTACATCTGCTGGGAGGTCAAGGGGTAGATATGTAAAACCATAACCCGCCCTGTTACCAAAAAAGTCTTGTAAACCTTGCTTTTGTAATGGAAGGTTAACATTAGCAAACCCACCCAGTTTTATATTGGTAGCAGATGAATCCAGATTACTGGTTACAACCCAATTGGAAAACAGAAAACACGCCCCAGAACAAACCACTGCCTTTATGTTGGATAACATTGTACCAGTATCAGATACGTCATAACACGCAGCATTTTCTGAATCCCTATCGCCATTCATGAATTTAAATATCTGCCCATCTTCGGAATATCTTAGATATACATATTCCCTATTGCTGTCAGTGAATACCTGGTAAATTGTGTTATTGTCATCCACAAAAGCAGTATGAAGACCAGAAGTCATGTAACCACTGCTTCCCCCTGCTATGGTTTCAGTATTTGAGGTTACAAACCTGCTGGCAGATCGTAATAAGTGTACAGAATGAAAACCCTGTGGCAGAACCATGTAATGTGCTCTGTTAGTGTCTGCTATATATGATAATACAAACTGTTCACGCCTTACAAAGCAATCAACCTGATAGAATGAGTAGTCATCTATCTGGGAAGTGGTTGTAACCAAACGAAAATTACACCCTTCATCAAAAGAACAGTATTGAAACAAGCGATTTCTTTTACTGGCCCCAGCATCATTAAAGACAGTTTCAACAAATAAAAGAACCTGTCCAGCAGTGGCAGCACCCCTTAACCTTGCAATGGAATAGCCTGTACTGGCATTGGTGCTTATTTCTGCTGTGAAAGCCCTTCTGCTTATCCTGGTAAAAGTCGCCCCTTCATCGCTTGTACGATAGACTTCTAAATTAACCAAGTCCAGTTCTGTATCTTCAAATAAGAAACACAACAGAATATCATTTTTTGGGGTCTGGATTAATATGGGGTGGGAAGGTTGAGATAAACTGGCTGTAATGGCCAAACTGAAGTTTTTAACCGTTACACTGGTGTAAGTACCATCTAACCCACGCTTATATACTACAATTTTCCTTCTGCTTTCTGAAGTATCAAATACTTGAACCGCAATTAAGCAAGTACCATTACCCAGATCCAGTGGATAAGGATACAAATATCGATCTGTTAAGGCTGTACCATCGGAGAAGCCCAGATATTCAAAGTCTTGAATACTATTGTAAGCATCTTGCCCCACTTCACCAGAGGCAAGGGCGTTATTTTTAAAAGTAAAACCCGCCCCCTTCCCAACATGACCAGCCCTTCTGGTTATGATTCGGATATCTGTATCTGTGGTTTGGCTGCCTGTACTTCTTACCAGCAGTTTAGATGTTTGTTGGGGTTCTGGGTCGCCTGCAAGGTTGCCCTCTTGCGTAAAGCTACTTTGTGAAGTCCAGATGTTATCCTTGGTAAGTTTATGGGGTACAATAAACCCCCTTAAATAGTCTGGTGATACATCTGCCATTAGTAACCCCCTGCTGCTACTGTCTTGGTTTTCACCCGTCTATTTCTGGATGATACAAACCTATCATAATGTTTAAAAGGGGATATTACAACCACTTCAGGAGTCATACTTTTTCCGTCTTCAATTCTTCGTATTCCCTGTTCACCTATTCGTCTTGCAGCTGCCCTGCTTAATACCGCTTCCCCTTGTAACAAGGTGAAGTTTCTTTCATCGTTTGCGATACCACCCATGTGTTTCTTTTGGGGTGGGGGTGTAGACATAATTGCGCCTATCTGCGCCGCCCCTGCTGCTGATGCTGTTGCTGCCAACGCCCCAGCCAGTATCGGGTTGGTTGCTGCCATACCCAACGCCTTTACAATGTTTTCCGAAGTGGTAAAAGCTACACTGGCTGCGCTGGCAGCCTGATTTAAATAAAAGGCTCTGGTTATTGCTTTCTGGTCTGCGTCCTCGGTATTTTGTATCATGGTTAACCGGGCTTGTGTAAAGGTCTGAAGGTTGCCCAGTAACTCTTTTGAACCTTGTAATCTTGCGTTATGTTCTGCTGCTATCATTTCCATAACTTTAAGATGAAGGGCTGTTTCTGCTGTCTCTTTGTTATTCCTTAGTTCGTTTTCCATATCGTACAAATCAAATAAAGATATTTCTTGGTTTTTGTATCCTTTTATTAAATCGTTTATGGCTTGTTTCTCTCTGTTCTGTTGCTGAACAGTCCCCTGTTCTTTCATTTTTTGGGTTACTTCTTCTATTTGTTGCTTTCTTTTCTCCTCGAGGAGAGTAACTGCCCTGGTTATATCCAATTGTTCTGTCTGGTCTGTTGCAATGGATTTATTTTTTTCTGCAAGGGTTTGTAACGCTTCAATTTGTTTATCGATATCCATATTGATTTTGTCGATTTCAGAAGCCTTATCCTTTTCAAGGTTGAACAGGGCAGCAGAGAGCTGTTGTCTTTGTCCTGCTAACTGTGCCAGTCTTTGTTCTTCCTGTACTTCTATTTCTTTTTGTTTTGCTTTTGCTTTTTCAGACGCAATTTTATTTCTTTCTCTTTGGTCTATTTTTGTTTGCATTTTAACTGTTTGGGCAACCCTGTCCTGTAACCTTTTTTCGTTATCAAATCTTTCTCTATTGAAAACTTGTAATTCATGGTTAGCACTTGCAACCAATTTCTTTTGTTCTTTTATTCTTACCAGTTCTTTTATGTATTCTTCTGGCCTACCCGCTAAAATATTTTTTATTCTTTGTTCTAATTGGGCCCTCGTTTCTGATTGTTCATTTACATGTTTGCTGGCTTTTTCAATATCTCTTAAATCACTTTCTACACTGGCTCCACCCAGAGCAGAATAGCTTTCTGTTGTTAATTTTTTTGCAACAGTTTGGGCTACAGCAATTAACCCTGCCATTGCTGCCTCTTCATTTCTAATGTTTTCTCTAAGGGCTTTCTCTCTCTCATCAAAACTAACTTTTATTCTTTCGTTACCTGCTTGTATTTTAGATTCTGCCAAAAACTCTTCAAAGTCTTTTTGTGATATTTTGCCCAGTTTAAATTGTAGTTCTAATTCCTGTTCAATAAATTCCTGTTCTAATTCTCTAATCCCACCCAAAGTAGCCTGTAGACTTTTCCTAAATTCTGCATTTTTTATAATAATTTGTTGTATATCATTATTTAACTGCTTGTACTGTTCATCTAATTTCTTAATTTCTTCAGTTTGCTTTTTTGCCTCTTCATCAACACCGCCCATATTGGCAACCAATAAAGCCACAGCCCCAGCGACAACCGTTAAACCTCCTGTAGCCATAGCAGCAGAAGCCCCCAACGACATAATCGCCCCTTTTAATCCACCCAGTAGGGGCAGAAGGGCACTGGCAGACATAGCAAATAAACCAGCATTATTTGCCATCTGTCCAATTGCAGAATCGCTTTCACCAGCCAAGGAAGCCAATTCACCCAAACCAGCCCCCATCTGAGAAGCTGAACGTTTCATTTGTTGGAATTGCTTTCTTGTTTGCTTAGCAGAATCACCCATTTGTTTCATTGCTTTTGAATTGGTTTGGGCTGCCTTCTTTGCTGCTTTTTCAGTCTGTCGTAACTGGGTAGACAGGGCCTGAACCATTTTTTTGGCTTCCTTGTCTGTCATACCTGGTATTTTTTTCAGGTTGCCGAGTAACTGGGTTACATCGGCCTGATAAGCTACTTCTATAGTTTTCCGAACGTCTGCCATTACTTCACCTGCATTTGTATTTTAATGTATTCATCTGCCAGTTTTTTATTTAACTGTTTAGCCATTTTTTTCATTGGTTTGGTTATTAGTTCATCTGCAATACGTTTACCCAGTGGGAGATATGTATCACTATCCGCCCCAACCTTAATAGCGTAAGCATAAGGGGCCATATTTCTTACAACCCCTGTAAGTTTTCCGCCCTTAACCTCTACAGCAAATTCCATTTTTTCTTTGCTGCCCTTGCTGCGTCTTTCACGAACCAACCAATTCTTTTTAGCGTTATCATGAACCTTTTTCACTTCCTCATTAATCAACTTACTAAATTCAGGAAACAATTTACGGATGGTTTCTTTTACCATCTTATCAAGGGTGTCATCTATTTTCACTTTTGTTTTCATGATACAAACCAAACCTTTTATTTCTTTTCATCATCATATCATTAAATTTCTTTCTTTTTTGGTCTGGTTCTTCGTCTTGGTTATTTTGTATAATGTATTCTGCCAGTAGTACTGTCTGCTTATCTTTTGGGAGGTTATCAAACCAGAATGGGTCTTGCCCCCAGTCTTTTGATATTTGAAAACCGACAAGTGGATTTACCCCTAATCGTTTTCCTCGTCCCCTGTAAAATTTACAGCGTTATCGACTTCACCCCCTGTTGGTATTCTGCTGGCCATTGCTGCCAGTACTTGTGTACCCTTTTCATATATAACCATCGGAGTTACACCAGCCCCCAAAAGTACATCTAAACAACCATGGCCATAACTGTAAGGGTCTGCCTGTGTTATGTCGTAACTGGGTAAGCCCTTCCCACCTCCAGCAGCCACACATATGGCAGCAGCAGAAAGCCGGCTTAATTTGGTTCTGGATTGTTCTGCCCCCCAACATGCTACAAAGTCCATACAAGTGGCAAGGGAGGAAGGGGGGGAAAGTGGTATTTCTTTCCCCTTAAATGTAATTGTAATTTTCATGCTTGTCTTTTTCCTTATTATGCTTGTGAGCGTGTAATGGTTCCATACACTTCCAAATTGATATTAATCACATCTGGAAAACCTTCTGCGAAGTCGTAACTTGCAAGGCACTTGGTAAGGTTTGCGAAATGGTCGCCAGTATCCCCAAAGTCTGTACCTTCCACCCTGAATTCAACATCTATAAGATAGAAGTCTCCAAAAGCCGCCCCACCTGTTGAAACATTACCAGCATAATGGCCAGTTTTCATTATAAAGTCAATGATTGAACCAGCCCCACCAGAATCTGTAAATTGCCGCATGTTAACACTGAAAGAAGCCGATTTTACTACATCGTTTTGTTTTCTACACCCAACAATACTTCCTCTATCCATAATTGTAAGTCTCTCACTTTTGTCATCTGAGAAGGTAAAGTTTCCTTCCCCTTCAAAGTCCACAACCAATGTTACTGGTGTTCCAGTTCCATCTTTTAAAGTTAGCTGGCCATCACGAACCGTCTTCACCGTATTACTTGACATCTTTGTTACTCCTTAATGTAGTGAATTACATTAAATGTTAAATTGTGTATTGAATATTCCATACTGTCTGGTATTGTTCTTTCACTTCCAACAAATTGGATTTCCATGGAATTGCCAGTGTAAGCAGACAGTAATTTTAAAATAACCTGTTCTTCTTTATCCAGACTTAATTTGTAATCTGTTGGATAAGCATCTGTGGGGCGTAAGCGAAAAGCAAATAAAACAACAACAGTGGAAAGTATCGCAACCCCAGCACCAGAATTGTATCTTTGTCTTCCACCGTTACCACTACTTGATACAGATACACTATACCCCAGATGGGTTAGTGGGTTTGTTGTCCTGGTAAAGTACTCCACTGGATATCTGCTTTCTTTAAATCCAGACATGGAATTCATTTTAGCAACGATAAGGGAATGAATAGTGGTAAAAGACAAAGCCATTTATCTGAACCGCCTTCTGTATCTGCCCCCAGAATTCAAAAAGATAACTGGCTGCCCTGCTGTCCTTTTGTCGTTTTCTGGTTTCAAATTATGGCTTTCATCATAAACAAATTTAATATTTGCCCATTCATCCAAATAGTTCTTATTGTGTTCTGTTGCCAGATCGATATATCGAGAAGTTTCCGCACCGAGATTACTGTGAAAGTCATAAAAGATATGACTTAATGTTAAGTGTAGATGGGCATCAAAAAAACTTTCTGGTGATACTACCAGGTATTCATAGCCAGATCCTTGGCTTCTTAACTTTCGTAATATCTTTTCCCAACTTATATCTATATAGGTTTGATAACTTGTAAGGTTACTGGGTAACAGGGCAGCCAACTGGGAATAGCAGTTGATTAAATCCTCCTGCCCCACAACCGGATACAAACGTCTTAAAACAACAGCTGCAACCCTTCTGAATCGGTATACATTGCCAGAAATGGTAATATGCCATTCTTCTACATACCCTTCCCCCAGTGGTAGACTTTTCGCCAATTGACTACTGGATAACGTATATTGACAAGTGCCAGCCACTGTTATTGTGGCTGTCTGGGCTTCCACTTGTTTGGCCCCTGTTGGGGTAAACAAAGTATATACAGCATTAGTAGGAACAACCTGTAAGCCGTCCCTATTAATTTTAATCTCAGATAGCTGGCTTCTGTGTCTTTCCAAAAGTACAACTGTTCTGGTATTTGTGCTGTATGGTATGGAAGTATCCATTTAATTAGTTACCAAGGAAAAGGTTGTACCAGTTAGAATTCACTTCATCATAAGCAAACATGTGGCCTTTTCCACCTGCTATGGTTCCAATGGTTGTACCAGTGGCATTTTTTACAACTATGTTATCATTTCCAGCATTGGCAATAATATACAAATCACCATTAGCCCCAGCAGGTAAAATAACATCTAATGGGCTTCCTGTATTATTAGAAAGTCTTTGTATGTATCCATCTGTATCAGTTAAGGTTTTATTTGTTGTAAAAGTCAAGTCTACATCAAAAGAATCCTTCCACTGTGGCATCCTTGCAATTTTAAATTTCTGTGTACCATTGTAAGCCATTGTCTTATCCTCGTTTTTTATTTTCTGCCCTTGTAAGCATTTTTGCGGTTATTTCTCTTGCCTTTTGTTGTGATAGGTTTGGGGCGTTTCTTCGTAATCTTGCTGCCACCGCTGCCGCGGCTTCCATATCCGTTTTTTTTTTATGCGGCATAATGCTTAATCCCCTTGTCTTCCACATCTGCCAGTGCTGCTGTCATGGCATCAATTTGGGAAGTCAATTTATCTATTTTGTTCTGAATTTCTGGTATGTGTACCCTGTTACCCAACCGACCCCTAATTTTTTTAATATCTTCAATTTTATCCTGAAGTATTATGGGATGGGGTGGTTCAATGGTTCTATCTAACATTAACTGTAATCTAAACTTATCATATTCTGTATGGTCGAATTTCTCGTCAACCTTGCGACGGGTAAGTCTTTTGATGTTCAAAAACTTCTCCTCGTATACCTTGCCCCCAATACCCTTGTATACCTTTATATACGAATATTTGGAGCTACTGATAATTGTATATCCATCTTCTACCAGTCTTGCCTTAGCTACACTGGTGTCTAAATGTTTGCCATTCATCACAGTTCCATTAACGCCAGCAGTAAAAGGTATTCTGTGGAGATATGGCAACCATATCCATTTTTTTACTTCACCCTTACCCTTCTTAAAAGTCATTTCTTTTAAATCCCAGTTTTCAGGGTAGTGCGCATATGTAAAAAACGAATTGGTTTTTCTTGGCAACGTCTCAGACGTTGCTTTTGTTTCCTGCCAAGGTTGCCCCAGTGCTGTATAGTCCATTTTGCTTGTCTCCTTGTTGATAAAAAATAATAAGTAGACAAGGGGAGGCAGAAGGAAGACAAGCAGAAAAACCCCCCGTCCCCTTGCTACAGTCCCTTGTTCTACGCTTTTGAATCTAAACGTACAATTCTGTCTTGGTCGACCAGAGCACAACCCAAATACATGCTACCAACTACAGCAGTAACATTCTGGGTGGCCCGTCTGTCCATTTCAACCAGTACTTTATCCATAATCATAAATTCAGAAGCCCCAGCTACATCCTCTGGTACACCATCGACATAGGCCAAAGCATCAATACCACACATGAAGTTTTCACGTGCACCAGCAGCCTGATTAATGTATGAAGATCGCCAGACATCACAACCCAACAGACTACCAATTCTGCCAGACTCAAATTGTCCACCGTTAATTTTAATAACCTCTGCTGCCTCTGGTTGCTGAACAATAAGGTTAGAAACCTCATTGCGCAAACTGTCCTGTAGGCTTACAAGTGCGGAGGGGTGGAGCATGCAGAGGTATGGGCCCACTGCGCCACGGCCCGACGCTGCCTTCTCCAATTCGAATAAACCGGAGAAGAAAAGGTCGACCGAAAAGTCATCTGCTGAAGTACCTTTAATGTTAGTCGCTGTGCTTGCACTGTCACATGTCAATTCTGCAAATCTTGCCTCATAAGAGCCCATCATTGACATAGCAATTCTTACAGGGTCGATATCTTGCCCACGTCCTGTAAGGGTGGCAAGGTCTGTCAATGAATAAATAAGAAACTGTCGTGCAGCTGTAATGTCTACATGACTTTTTGTAAGTGAAGTAGCGGAAGCTTCCATGTCTGAATCTTCGGCTGGAGTAGCAGCAGCGAAACTGTCGAAACCATCCAGACCAGCGATGCGATAACGCACAGAATTGGAACCACTGCCATTTATGGAACCCGCGTAAGTCATCCAGACAGTGTTACGAAGAGAAGAAACATCACGAAGACGTAAGTGTAGTTCATTACTAATCATTGCAGTCATACGTAGAGACGCGCTGATATTACCGTAAGTAATTGTATTAGCCAAAGCCATTTTAAAACCCCATTGGTTAAGTTAACTGTTATTGTGTCATACTGCTGTTAACGGGGGCGACCCTTGACTCTTTTGTATAAGGATATATCATGATAAACGTAAAGGCAACCATAAAAAACAATAATTGAATCAAGACGTAAAACAGGCCCCTATAAAGGAGCCTGAAACAATACAAAAGCAGTTATCTTTATTTGGTCAACATGGGAGGAACCATAAATAAACCTGCAATAAAGGCATGAAACAAAACAAAAGCAAGGTATTCCATTTTAAATCACCTCTACTTCTTTAATTTCTTCTATTTTATCCACATGTTCAATAATATATTTAAGGGCTTTTGCCCTCTCTTCGTCTGTTGTGTTTTTAAGGGCTTTCATATTACCCCCGTAAAAAAAGAGTACTAACATAATAATTTTTCCTATGTTTATGTTTATGTTGTTATTCCATGTTGGAATACTTTATACCATACAGGCATATAAATATTCTGTCAAATTAAAAATGGGAGGTTTTTAAACCTCCCATGTTTTTTATCCTGGTATCTGTTTAGAATAAGTAACAGATATCAATCTTGTCACCATTGGCACATGCAGCCCCAAAAGTAATGGAAGTTGCAGATCCGTTGTCAGATATTGAAAATTCCGAATTGTCGGAAGGGCTTGACTTGAAACGCAACTTCTGACCGTTACGGAATACAACAATATTACCAGCCACTCGGAAGGCTGCGATACTTATACGTTGTGAAAGGTTTAATGAAGTAGTACTACCATTGGAAATGTCAAATTGGTCTTCCTTTGGTCTGAATGCCATTTTAGCCAATGCTAAACCATCGTCCTTAACCTGAAGGGCTCCAGACTGAAGACTAACTGTTAAGTCATCTACATTAACTTTTAAGCCTGAATCATTGGCCAAACCACCTTGGGATTTTAATTGAACAGCAGAACCAGCAACCTTATCCGCAGTGGCGATCTGTGCTAATTTGCTGTCTACAATGGCAGCAGAATTGCTGATTAATGCATTTGTAATACTGGCTGGTACAATCTCGACAGCCCCAGAACCAGAAAGACGTACATTGACACCATCTGTCTGTACTTGTAATCCCGATGAATCTGCCAAACCACCGTTGGTTTTTAACTGAACAGCAGAACCAGCAACTTTATCAGAAGTTGTAATTTGTGCTAATTTGCTGTCTGCAATGGCAGCACCGCCGGCAATTTCATTATTGGTAATGGAACCAACTTTCAGACCGTCCACACTTTTTGTAAGGGTGGAACCATCCAATTTTACTTTTAGCCCTGAATCGTTTTCAAGGGCCCCACCTGTACCCAACTGGACGGCAGAACCAGCAACCTTGTCAGCAGTGGCGATCTGTGCTAACTTGCTGTCTGCAATAGCAGCAGAACCATTAATTTCATTATTGGTTATTCCTCCAGCGTTAACTTTAAGACCGTTGGCATCTTGCGCAAGGGTGGAACCTTGCAGAACAAAAGAAAGTTCATTGCCAACCAATTGGATGGCTTTTGCTGCTGCAATATCCAATTGGAGTTTTCCACCCGAAAATTCCAAACCAGAAGCCGTGGATAGGTCAACAGAAATTGTATTGCCACTTTTGGCCAGACCATCACCAGCAGTAATCTGTCCTGCCCCAGTATATTGAACAAATGTAATATTAGTGGAACCAAGACTAACAGAAGGGTTACTACATACAAAGCCAGTGGTTGCAAAGGTGCTACCTTCCCGAGTAAAGAAACTGGCCCCGGGAAATTCTGACCCTGCGTTCATATCTGCCGCCCTTGACCATGCACCAGCAGCGCACTCATAAACGCCATTGGTTGTCTGGTCTGTCTGAGCACGTACCAAGACACGCTGACCCGCTGAAACAGCGACGCCATCGATGGTTTGAGTTCCTGACAGGGTAATATTTGCAACAGTAGCAACCTTTACCGATTCCTTGGGGTGTAATCCTTGGGCCACAGTGTCAACATATGCCTTATTGGCGATATGTGTATCCTGAGAAGGTGTAACAGAACAAAGGGGAATGCTTGTAAAAGTGTATTGACCAGCAACAGTTTCATTCTGGTCAAGTCTTGCAATGTTCCCAGCGTCA